CAGCGAAAGAATTGAGCGGTTTATACCAGTTTGGAAAGAGGCTGCAGAATTTATGCTGATAGCAGCGGGAGTTACGGTTGATCGATCTGATATTATCCCACTATTTGACGAGCCGGAAACAATTCAGCCGGTCACAGAAGCTAACATTACACAGACGCGTGTAAACTCTGGTGTTCCGCTGGTCACTGCTTTGCGCGAGGAGGGCTGGAGCGAACAGAAAATAGACCAGTTGAAAAAAGATATCGCAGAAGCTAAGACAGCTCAAACCTCAATGGCGGCGGCTATCCTTGAGAAAATTAGAAACGATGACGCGCAGAAAAATGATCCGTTGAATAATCAGGTGATTGAATGATCTATCTAATAATTAGTATTATGGTTTTAGTTTATTTCTTCATGTGGTGTTTATGTGTCGTCTCCGCTCGTGCCGATGGGAGGAATGTCTAATGCCTAAAGCTAACTTTGTAGTAGGCTGGGTAAATGGACAACCAGACTTACCACCTATGGAAGCAGAGAGTGGTATTCAGTTATCCTACGACTTGGACGGTGAACGCAAGGGTGGGTTCTGTGTAATAAGCCCACGAGTAGACGGGACGGTTATTGTTCAGGTGGATACCTCTGCATCCACTCTTGCCGCTATGGAAGCAGACCCCTCAAAATATATCTGGTTGGAGGATATGCTAAATGAACACGTGGCGTAATTGTTGTGTGTTGGTTTTCATTGTGCTGGCTTGTTTAGCTTTTTGGGGTATTGCGGCCTGTATTGTAATGATGATTATTCGAGGTGGATAATGCCTAAACCTATTAACACTGCCAAACAAAAGAAGATAAAAGATTTCCTGAAAGCCAAAGGGCGTAAGGTTGCCGATGTGGATAAGTTGAAAGTAGATACCGAAGAAAATCTAAAAAAGTCAATGCTCGAATTGCACAAAGTATCAGAGAATGAGTATCGTTCAGGTGGTGTTGGATGACAATGCTATTAAAAGACACCTTTAGCGTTGACGTCGCCGCTGGTTCAGTCAGCGGCACTTACTCCGATAGTGGCGCACTCCGTACCGTAGTAGACACCAACGCTAAAATAAGTATCACGGGTGGGAAGTTGAACTTTGCTACGGGAGCGGCTGCAAATGATGGAATGCGGTATCCGTTACAGACGAGAGTTGCGGGTAAGATTTTTCTATCTACTATAACTCCAGCAAATACATCTTTAAATATATATGTTGGATATGATTCAAATACATCTGCATATTTAGATTATGCTTTTTGGTTTCACACATCTGGAAACATAAGAGTATACTATTATTTGGGCGGTGATGTTAATCCAGTCATAGGTGCATATACTGCAACTCCTTACCAGATAGCCATGATTATACGGAGCAGTGGATATTATTGGTTTATAAAAGGTGGCACATTTACATACTGGACTTTATTATCCTCTTCTATTTCGGGGGCAGGAAATAAATATCCAGGAATTCAAGCAAACTCAACCACCTCCGTCTTCACCGCCGATGACATCAAGATTCCTCCGACCTTATGGCTTCCTACTCCAATAGCAAGTGATGGATTTAGTGGTGCTACTACCGATGGTTTAGGACATCCCGAAACGACTGGACTTGGTAGTGGTGGTGCTGGACTGACTTGGACTGGTGCTACATGGACTGTGGCGGGGGGATATGTAAGTAATACGCCGACACTTGGGGCGGAATTAGCAACCGGAAACCTTGTCGTAGGAAAATGGTATTCAATTACTGCAACACAAGCAAACACTTTTTATACTGGTTGCGCGGTCGGTGATACTTTTAGAGCATTAGCTACAACTGCCCTTGATGCAAATAATAAGGTCAAGGAAATTACCCTTGCTACTTTATTCAGGCAATTGGCGATTGCAAATGCCAATATAAAAGTTAGAATTGCCTGCCACGCTCTAACCGCAGGAACTCAATTTGGGTGTGTTGCAAGAGTAGCAACAAATGGGTCAAGTGGATTGGTTTTAGATTGGAGTGGCGGAACTGTAAAGTTAGCTGAATGGGCTGGCTCTACCACTTGGTCAGCTTTAATGTCCGTTACCAAAGCTTTCGCTGCCGATGATTCCATCGAACTCGACCTCTCTGGTACAGCCTTCCGTTGCTATCACATCACAGCCGCAGGGGTTACGACATTACTTGGTTCAGGTACTTGCACGGTTGATGGTTCGTTAGGGACAGATGCAGGAGTATTCGATACTGCTCCAGGAACTAATCAGGGCGATAACTTTGTGGTGTATCCGAAGGGGAGCAATAATGAGTACGGGATATTGGATAATATCACCGAAGAAATAACGGGGACATTAACCCAGACGCTTGAGACAATTGGCATATCTGCCGCTGGATCTGTTTTAGTAACAGGACAGGCAAGCAACACCCTTGATTCGATCGGGATTGCGGCATCGGGTTCTGTATCCGTAAATGCAGTCCTATCTCAAACACTGGAAGATATTCAGGGGGCAATTACTGGATTCGTATTGGTCACTGGTGTTTTAAATATCACTCTTGAAAGCATATCTACGCTTGGCGTTGGCATTACCGCAATTAATACAACGCTCGGGAAGGTAAAAATAATGCTTTCATCATCGGTAAATGTGAAAATATAAGGCGGTTATTATGGAAATATTAGAAGGTGTAGCAGTTGGCGAAGTTGGAATTCAGAGAACAATTAATATAGTTGATGAAAATAATGTGGCTGTTAATGTGTCCACCTATACTGTTTCTATAAAAATTGATTCACCCGGAAGCGGGTCATCATTAACACTAACCGGCACATTTATAAATACAGGTGTTGATGGAAAAATAGCATTAATATTCACATCAGCAATCACCCCAACAGTCTCTGGAATGTGGACTGGGCAGGTAACATTGACTAAAACAGGTGTTGTTGCAAGGTCGGAGCCGTTTTCAATGCCGGTTTACGAATCGGTATAAATTCAAATAAGAAAAGGATAAAAATGAGTACAATACAGTTTTCGGTAGCAGTAAGAAATGCAAGATTAGATGCAATCGAGGTAACCGCGGGCGCAACTGCCATTCTAAGAATTAGAACTGGCGCTAAACCGGTGGCATGTGTTACGGCAGATGCCGGTACGGTTCTGGCAGAAATGACCCTTCCGGCTAATTGGATGGGAGATGCGAACGCAGGCGCAAAGGCAATGGCGGGGACATGGCAGGATTTAAGCGGAAACGCCGCCGGAGAGGCCGGACATTTTAGAATATATGATTCGGCTGGAACAACTTGCCACATTCAAGGATCTATCACTGCTACCGGCGGAGCTGGAGACATGACCCTCGACAATATTAACATTGCGGTAGGACAACCTATTACAATCAGCGGATTTACGTTAACTGACGGAAATGCCTAAGCAGAACGTTTAGTATAAATGCCTCTACCTCCCATCTCTCCCGACCCTTACGTTCCTGAAGTAGTTAGAGTTATCCAGGAATATCGGGCCGCGCTCGTCTTGCACGAGGAAGCGCAGATGTATGATATGGCTGCGCAATGGTTAAGAATAGAAAATAAATTAAATGATCAAATGATCTTACTTGCATCAGAAATTGAGCAAGCAAAAACCGATGGAAAAGCGATTACAGAAGCACTTATTAATCGCAACGTGCGTTATCAAGAACTTCTAGATCAAGTGCAAAAAGAAATAAAAACCTACAACAATTATGCAAATTCATTGATATCAAAAGGTCAACTTGAAATGGGACAACTAGGAATTAATAGCGCAGCAGATGCTATTAAAGTAAGCACGAATGCATATTTTAATCTCATGCCAATTTCTGCAATTAAAAACATGATAGGTATGCTGGGAGATGGTACCCCATTAAATAGGTTACTAAAAAAAGCCTATCCTGATTCAGTGGATGGTATGACAAGGGCTTTAATTGACGGCATGGCACAAGGTTTGGGGCCAAGGCAAACCGCGCGATTAATGGCTGATGGGATGTCAAGCGGATTGAACAGAATTACCACTATTGCCCGCACAGAACAAGCACGCGCGTTTAGAACATCCAGTACAATGGAATATAGGGAATCGGGAGTGGTGCGGGGATTTATGCGTTTGGTACACAAAGAAACCGCGTGTATGGCGTGTTTAATGAGCGATGGTGAAGAATTTGAATTAGAAAGTGAATTTGAGGATCATCCGAACGGAAAATGCGCGTGTGTTCCACTTATTCGTGGAGTTGATGATCCTCAGTGGGAAACCGGCAAAGAATGGTTTGGGCAACTTGATCCGGAACGGCAAGAAAACATCATGGGAGCGCAATACTTTGAGGCGTGGCAGGATGATAAATTTGCACTATCTGATTTACGTACAACGGTTCATAATGATGTTTGGGGAGATTCACCCGCTGTTGTAAGTCTAAAGGATTTAGTAAATGAATCATGAAATGCGATCATTTTTAAGTCTTATTTATTCTCTATGCAAACAATTTTGTGCATGGTATGATAGTGAGATAAAAAAAGTGCTATAATACTTTTACAGCATCACACTTTCGGGTGGGGTGCAAACCAAAAGATGGGACAAAAAAGCCACGTCTTTCAGGAGAAATCCTGTGAGCGTGGTTTTTTATTAAATTTTGCGAGAAGCAAAAGAAAAGGAAAAAGCGAGATGCTTACAGAACGTTTACATATTTTTTTTGATGAACCTGCGGATAAGGGCGGTGGTGGAGTTACTCCACCGGTTGCTCCGGCAGTCCCAGAATCTTTTGAAAAACTGATGGAAAAATGGGATGAGCCAACAAAGAAACTTTATGAAACGCATGTGACCGGATTAAAGAGCGCGCTCACCTCCGAGAGGGAGGGGAACAAGGAGCTTAATAACCAAGTCAAGGAACTGCTGAAAAAAGTTGAAAAGGGGTCGGATGCCGAGAAGGCAATCACTGACCTGACCGTCAAATTGGATGCTGCTGAAAAGCGAGCGGCTTTTGTGGAGGAAGCGAATAAACCAGAGATTGGTTGCGTGAATCCAAAAGCAGCATATTTGTTAGCAATGGCTGACAACCTTTTTGATAAACGTAGTAATCCAGATTGGGAAGCCATTAAAAAAGCAGCTCCTGAACTATTTGGAAAAACTGTACCAACCGGACATGCCGGTAGTGGTACACAAAATTCTCTTGGCGCTATGGACATGAATACTATTTTAAGAAAAGCTGCTGGGAGATAAAAATGAAAGGATTAAAAAAATGACTGATTATGATGCATATATTTCAAAGGCAGACCTTGCTGGTCTAGTGCCTGCGGAATATTCCAATGAAATGTTAGATAATATTGTTCAGCAAAGTGCATGTATGCGCCTTGCGCGTCGCTTGCGCGATATGCCGCGCTCCGTTCGCACGATGCCAGTAACATCGGCTTTGCCAACCGCCTATTTTGTGACCGAGGTAGAGAAAAAGAAAACCACCGAGGTAACTTGGGCGAATAAAAACATTACCGCCGAAGAGCTGGCAGTGATCGTTCCTGTTCCCCAAGCCGCATTTGATGATTCCAACTATCCTATTTGGGATGCGGTAAAACCACTGATCGAAACTGCCGCTGGAAAAGCCATTGACCAGGCCGTGATGTACGGAACCAATGCTCCCTCTTCATGGCAAACCGATCTCGGTTCTGCTACCGGAATTTTGGGTGGAGCAACTGCCAAAAGTCATGTAATTTCTCTAGCTGCAAAAACCGATCTTTATGAAGCAGTGATGGACGAAGGCGGGTTGCTTTCACTGGTAGAGGAAGATGGTTTTATCACCACTGGCCATATCGCGCACACTTCCATCAAAGGTAAACTGCGCGGATGTCGCGATGCGAACGGTCAACCGATTTTCAAAAGCGGTCCCAACTTCCAGTCTACATTTGCCACCGGTGAACTCGATGGCGCTCCGATCCTATATCCATTAAATGGTGCTTGTAATAGCGCGTCCGCCTTGATGATCTCCGGCCAATTTAGCGAACTTGTGTTTGCTATGCGCCAGGACATCAACTGGATGGTGAGCGACCAAGGTGTGATCTCCGATGGTTCTGGTGTAGTGATCCAAAACCTGTTCCAACAGGATATGATCGCTTTACGCATGACCATTCGATTGGGCTTTGCATTACCTGCAAAGATCAACTTTATGTCTGCCACCCCCTACCCGTTCGCAGTTCTGACAGCATAAGGAAAGGATAAATAAAATGGGTTTATATCCTAAATCATTAGAGGCTATGGTAGCCGCAGAAGTTGGCGGTCCCTTTAGCAATGTCGTTGTGCTTGATCCGGTAAATGGAGTTGATACCTATTCGGGTAATTCTCTCGAAAAGCCGGTAAAAACTTTGGCTGCTGCGTGGGC